CCCATAAAAAATAGTTCAAATGTTCGGTAGCAGAGAGGTGTAACGCAACGATGAATTTCGATACAGAGAGATGGAAATTATTAAAAATCTGTGAGATGAATGCAAGACGGTCTTGTATTCCCGGTATTCAGAAAATGGCCGGTGAAATTTTTGTGGATCCCTGGCCGCAGTCGGATTCTGATATATGGTTGTCTATGTTTACTGAAGCTAAAGCTGTAAATATGAATCTCTGCAGTTATTTGTTCTTGGTTCGCGGTTGTGGAACTTATTTACAGGAGAATTCATCTTATGGATTAACAGGTAGCGGATGGCCATATTTGTTTAAGCCTTGTGTATCTTCTGATACATGGCCGTCCAAGAGTGTATTTCAGGAAATAATGAATGATATGTTTCGGCAGTTTAATGCCCGGCAGATTTACCGGGTAATGAAAAATGCATGGGATTTTCAAAAAAGCGTAAGTGATTAAAGAGGGAGGTTTCAAATTATGATGTTCATATTAGGCTGTATGTTCGGCGCGTGTATCGGGTTGTTGATTTGTTCTCTATGTGTGATTTCAGGCAGGGGTACATATGATGACCGTTAAAGAATTTCTGAATGATGTTCGGCGGCAGCATGCACGGGTAGAAGCTTGCAAAGAACGGCTGAAAGAAATTGAATGTGAAGTTATCTCTTTAAAATCTCCACAATTAGGTGACAAAATACAATCAAATAACGTGAAATCACTTGATGAAGTAATCTGCAGGCTCGAATTGAAAAGAGCAGAAACATCACGGGAATTTGTTCGTTTAATGGATATGCAGGATAAAGCGGAGACTCTGATTAGCTGTGAAAAAGATCATGACCGATGGGCAGTGTTATACCGCAGATACATACTTAATCAAAAATGGGAAGAGATTACGATGCAGATGTATTTTGATCTCCGTTGGGTATATCGAATTCATGGTGCAGCTTTACGTGATTTGGAATCCACGCCACTAAAAGCCACTATAGACATGTGATATAGTGTAGGTGTGAAAGTAAGGACATTTTACTTACTTCCTCCCTAATTAAGAGCCTACGCATCGTATTCTTGACGTGTAGGCTCAGTAAATTTGTGGCACTCTAACGGGTGCCTTTTTATTGCAGAAAGGAGGTAGTGGCGTGACACCGAGACAGGAGAAATTCTGCGTTGAGTACTTGATTGATCTGAACGCAACGCAGGCAGCTATACGGGCGGGATATAGTAAAAAAACAGCAAAGAGTTTAGGGCAACGTTTGTTGACCTATGTTGACGTAAAAAGCCGTATTAAAGAATTGCAGGACAAAGTCTTTGAAGACGGCATGATGTCTGCAGTGGAAGCGCTGTGGCGGCTGTCTAAAGCAGGCAGAGGGGAACTTAAAGAAGAAGTAGTCGTTACTGAAGGTATCGGCGATGGGTTCAGCGAAGCAAAGATAATAAAAAAACAAATTTCTGCAAGAGACCAGATAAAAGCACTTGAGTTAATGGGGAAACGCCACGACCTTTTCAGTTCTGATACGAAGATTGAAATGGTACCCGTAATTATTACTGGAGAGTGTGAAATTAATGAGTAATGCCAATAGGATATATCTTCCGGATGTTATTGGCGGTGGATACAGGGACTTCTGGAATTTCAAAGGCAGGTACCGTGTGGTTAAAGGCAGCCGTGCGAGTAAGAAGTCAGTTACCGCAGCATTATGGTTTATTTATAACCTGATGAAGTATCACGAAGCGAACCTGCTGGTGGTACGGAAAACTTTCAGAACGTTAAAAGACAGCTGTTATACACAGCTTAAATGGGCAATACACCGCTTAGGGGTGGACGATTATTATATCTGCAGAGAAAGTCCTCTTGAAATCACTTATAAGCCGACAGGACAGAAGATATTCTTTCGGGGACTGGATGATCCGCTAAAAGTTACGTCTATTACGGCGGACGTTGGTGTGCTTTGTTGGCTGTGGGTGGAGGAAGCGTATGAGATTACGTCAGAGGCAGCATTTGATACACTGGATGAATCTATACGAGGTGAAGTGCCGAAAGGACTGTTTAAGCAGGCAACGCTGACTTTTAATCCGTGGAATGAAAAACACTGGCTCAAAAAGAGGTTTTTTGATAAGGCGGATAATGATATTCTTGCAAAGACAACGAACTACCAATGTAATGAATTTCTTGATGATTCTGATCGCAGTATGTTTGAACGCATGCGGCTGAACAATCCGAGACGATATCAGGTGGCAGGACTTGGCGATTGGGGTATCGTTGAGGGACTGGTATATGAAAACTGGGAAGAGAGGGCATTTGATACCGCAGAAATTGCAGGAAGAGAAAGTGTGCAATCCACATTTGGTCTTGACTTCGGATATACAAATGACCCGTCCGCGCTCTTCTGTGGGCTGGTAGATACGAAAGCGCGGGAGATTTATGTATTTGATGAAATGTACAAAAAAGGCCTGACCAACGAAATGATTTATCAAGAAATAAGCCGAATGGGATATAGCAAGGAAAACATTACGGCCGACAGCGCGGAACCTAAGTCAATCGCACAGCTCCGTGCATTAGGACTGACTCGTATTCATGCTGCAAAAAAAGGCAGAGACAGCATACTGAACGGTATACAGTTGATACAGGATTATAAAATTGTTATTCATCCGCGTTGCGTTAATTTCCTCACGGAAATAGGTAATTACACGTGGGATAAGGATAAATTTGATAATCAGGTGAATAAACCAATTGACGATTTCAATCATTGCTTAGATGCTATGAGGTATGCCATGGAGCGATTCGGGCGAAGAGGCAGCGGCATTCAATTTTTAACATAGGCGGTGGACGATGGATCTTAGCTTAAATGCGTTGTGGAATAATATCATACGCCGTGGGAGCGGCAGTGGACTAACAGAAATAGAGTTTCTGGAACTGGAAATTCAAGCATGGATTGATTCAGGGAAACGAAATCAGATGATTATCGGCAAGCGGTACTTTGATGGAGACCATGATATTTTAAATAAACAAAGACAGGCTGTAGATGCGAACGGCAATACTCGGACAGTTAATGGTCTGCCGAATAATCGGATTGTGGATAACCGCTATGCGGAATTGGTGGATCAAAAAGTAAGCTATCTGTTGTCTAAGCCGATGGAAGTACGGACAGATGATGAATTATACGGTAAACAGTTAGATACCATATTTAATCAAACGTTCCGACGCCGCCTGAAGAATCTGGGAATGGACGTACTGAACTGCGGGATGGGGTACTTGCATCCGTATATATCAAATGGCGAGCTTCGGTTTAAGAGGTTTGCCCCGGAACAGGTTCTTCCGTTTTGGGTGGATGAAGAACATGAAATACTGGACTCATTTTTGCGGATCTATTCTGTCTTTACTTATGAGGGCACGCAGCCGAAAATCATATGGAAAGTAGAGCACTATACGACTGGAGGTATACGTCGATACATTTACACGGACAGCAAAAAGCTTATTTCCGATGTAGAGCAGACAGACGCTGACTACCTCACGGTAAACGGGGAGCCATTTAATTGGGACAGAGTGCCGCTGATTGCGTTCAAGTACAATAATCGGGAATTGCCGCTGATAAACCGGGTAAAGTGTTTACAGGATGCACTGAATGAGCTGTTAAGTAATTACAGTGATAACATGGCGGAAGACATTCGCAGCACCATTCTAATTCTGGAGGGATATGAAGGTGAGGATTTATCGGAATTCCGCCGGAACTTAATTGCTTACGGTGTAATCAAAGTAGGAACGGAAGACAGAAAAGGCGATGTGCGGACACTTAGTATTGAAGTCAACGCGGACAACTATGATCTGATTATCAGATTGCTAAAGAAGGCGATTATTGAGAACGGCCATGGTTTTGATGCCAAAGATGATCGAATGGCAAATAACCCCAATCAGATGAATATCCGCTCTATTTACAGCGACATAGACTTAGATGCCAATAATATGGAAATGGAATTCCAGGCAAGTTTGGAACAGCTGATGTGGTTCGTGAATACATTTTTACGCATTAGCGGCACAAATCCTGATAAAAATAAAGTAGAATTCATCTTTAACAGAGATACGCCCGTCAATGAATCGGAAGTGATTCAAAACTGCAAAAACTCTGTCGGGATCATCAGTAAGGAAACCATTGTGGCAAATCATCCGTGGACGAAAGATACGGCGGAAGAACTGGCGCGGCTTGAAAAGGAAAATACTGAAACTCTTATGCCTGATTATGCGGCAAATGAGCCTAACGGTACCGAAGAATGAATTACTGGGAAAAGCGTTTTGAACGATTGAAACAGCAGCAGATGGGGAAAGCGGAAACAGTCACGGCTGCTATGCGCAGGGAATACGTGAAAGCGTTGACCGCATTGCGAAAGGAAGTGTTGGACTGGTATTATCAGTACGCGGAAGAAAATGAAATATCTCTGGCTGATGCGAGAAAAGAGCTTGATGCACGGGAGTTAAAAGCATTTCAATTGACATTAAAAGAATATATCAGGCTGGCCAAGAAGAAAGACCTTCCGCAAAAATATATCAAAATGTTGGATAAAGCTTCTATTCGCACGAGATTAGACAGGAGCCAGGAACTATATATTAAGACATCGCGGTATGTTGAAGAACTGGCAAAATCGCAAAATCTAAGCATGCGTAGTTTGCTTTCTGAAGTATATGAAGACAGCGTTTACAAAACGGCGTATGAAGCGCAAAAATTGAAAGGCAAGTTTTCTACATTTAAGGAAGTGGCAAAGCAGGATATAGAAACTGCAGTATCCAAGCCGTGGGCAAGCGACGGAAAGGATTTTTCGGGCAGGATATGGGAAAATAAAGCGCAGCTCATGAATACCCTGCAAACAGAAATGACACGGTCTTTCATGATTGGCGAAGGCGTGGCACCGTTAATTAATCGGATACAGAAACGATTTAATGTATCATTCAGCAATGCCCGTCGGTTAGTAGAAACAGAAACGGCCTATGTGCAGGAAAAGGCAATGCTGGATACTTACGATGCATTGGATGTGGAGCAATATCAGATACTGGCCGTACTGGATTTGAGGACATCGGATATCTGTCGTCACTTGGATAAAAAGGTGTTTGACCGAAAAGACGCCAAGCCGGGAATTACCATGCCGCCGTTCCATTGCTACTGCCGCTCTACGACGGTTCCGTATATTGAAGGCGTAACAGATGCTACAGAAGCAACGAGGGCGGCACGTGACCTATCAACAGGGAAGACGGTATTTGTTGAAGGTGATTTGCATTATGAGGAATGGTATAATAAATACGTAAAGAATACCGATACCGGTGCGTTGACCGGGTTAAAAACCAGTAACGGAATTACTATTGCCAAGCTGTCTAAACACCAACAGGAAAGGGCAGATGTCCGTAATCTTGATTTAGATGGTATTAGAGATGCATTGATAAATCCACTGCATGTTGGAGAGGTCGTAGTAAAAGAAAATGGAAACTCGCAGAGATTTATCGGTGAAGCCACAACTGTGAATATAAATCCTGACACGGGGGTTATTATTACATCGTGGCCGACAGGTAAATCTCGACTGAAAAAATATAAGAAAGGGAAATAAAATGATTCTACGGTATGAGTTTACTGAAAAAGAAAAAATGTTCTTAAAGAAAATGCATTTCAGTTTTTCTGATGAGATGGAAGATGAGAAAGCTGCGGATTTAGTGGATGCTATTGCTGATAATATACAGGGGTTAAATGAAGATGACAGAAACATCGCCGAGGATATTATTACTAAAATCACTACTCATCCAGATTGGTAGAGAATAAAAATAACATACGTTTTCAAAAGCACTCTTAACGGGTGCTTTTATATTGCCTTTTCCGTACTGCAGGCGAAAAAGAACAGGTATTTCCGGTGTGGGGGATAAACCACGATAAAAAGTCGAAAGGAGATCATTATGACAAAAGAAGAGTTAAAGGCGTTGGGGCTGACTGATGAACAGGTTACGAAAATTTCGGAGGATTACGGTAAAAATTATGTAGCCAAGTCGCAGTTCAACGAAAAGAACGAAGCCCTGAAGAATGCCGAAAAAGAGAAAGGGGAATTATCAAAACAGATTGAAGGTTTAAAAAAGAACAATGACAGTAATGCGGAGCTCAAGAAACAGATTGAGGCTATGCAGGCGGCTGCCCAAACTATGGAAACAGAACATGCTACGCAGCTTGCGCAGATGAAACTGGATGCAGCGGTAGAACGTTCTCTGACTGCGGCAAAGGCAAAGAATATTAAAGCTGCCCGCGCTCTGCTGGACCTGAAAGACGCAAAGCTGGACGAGAAAGGGGAAGTCGTCGGACTTTCCGACAAAATTAAAGAGCTGCAGAAATCAGACGCGTATCTGTTTGGTGCCGTGGATAAACAGAAAAAAGAAGTAGATGGCATCCATCCCGGATCAGGTTCCGACGGTGGCGATGCGGCAAAACTGACTGTGCAGCAGCAATTTGAACAGGCATTAGGTATTTAATAAAAAAGGAGAATTAAACAATGGCAATTAATACACTTGAATATGCAAAGAATTTCCAGCAGAGTCTGGATAAGCAAATGTTGGTAGGTGCGACTTCCGGATGGATGGAATCTAATGCACAGAATGTAAAATACAGCGGCGGGGATACGGTAAAAATGCCGGAGATTTCTATCGGCGGCTTAGCGAAATATGACCGTGACAACGGGTTTAATCAGGGGGCTGTAACTCTGAAATACGCAGATTACAAATTAACACAGGATCGCGGACGCACGTTTATGCTTGACGCTATGGATGTAGATGAATCCAATTTTGTGGCATCCGCCGGAAATGTTATGGGCGAGTTCCAGCGTACACAGGTTATCCCGGAAGTGGATGCGTTCCGCTACTCTAAGATCGCGGCTTTGGCAAAGGGCGTATCTCATGAAACGGCAACTTTTACGCCGGATAAAACGAACGTGTTGGAAAAGCTGGATGATGAAATCGCAAAAGTGCAGGACATTATTGGAGAAGGGGAACCTCTTGTTATTATCATGGCCACTCCGATTCGCACTATCCTGAACAACGCAAAAGACATTACTAAGTACTTGGATACAGCGGACTTTAAAGCCGGTGCAATTACTACCAAGGTAAAAACCTATAATGAAATTCCGATTCTTTCCGTACCTTCAGCCCGCATGAAGACGGCGTATGTATTCAACGATGGGAAAACCACCGGGCAGGAGAAAGGCGGATTTAAGCCGGATACTGCTGCAAAAGGAATTAACTGGATTATCATTGCCCGCCGTGCACCGATTGCGGTTTCAAAGACGGACAAGATCCGCATTTTTGAACCGAACGTGAATCAGAAGGCCGATGCGTGGAAGCTGGATTACCGCAAATTCCATGATCTCTGGATCCCTACAAACAAACTGGCCGGCGTATGGGTTAATACCGGGGCATAAGGAGGTAAATTATGGAAAGATTAACCAGATTGAATGAAGTGCAGTATACAGAAAGCGATTTCCAGAAAGAGAAACTAATCAAAGATGGATTCGTTCTTGATGAGGACTATGGCGCTGATAATGATGCTGTTGCACTGAATAAGATGACCAAGCAGCAGCTTGTTGATTATGCGGAAGCTAACGGGATTGATATTTCTGGTGCGGATACAAAAGCCGATATTCTTTCTCTAATTAAGGAGTAATTTTTATGATTGCCGATGTAAAAATACTCATTAAGGGTGTGACCGGGTATGATGTCAAAGATTCCGATATGGTATTGCTGGAATACATCTATCAAGGAGAGTTGCAGCATGTCCTGAACAGCTGCAACTTGAAAGAAATCCCTGATGAGCTGCAGCGTACTGTAGATGAAATGACAGCAGGCAGGTTCATGCAAATGAGCAAGGCAGCTATTTTAAGTGCTGATGAGCTTGACGTCGTAAAATCCATAAAAGAAGGGGATACGACGGTAGAGCTTGGTGGAACTTCGGCAGAACAGAGGATGGATGCGCTGATTGCATTATGGACAAAGGAGCGTGATTTAGGATGCTTCCGAAGGCTGCGTTGGTAAGATCGAGAAAAGCCGTTGAAAGCTTGTATGCAGACACCTGCAGAATTATTACAGAAAAGGATACTGTAGATCCGGATACGGGAATTGTAAAAACGGTAAGGGTGACCTCTGCGGAGTACCCTTGCCGTATTTCTTACAAGACTTTGCCTGCAACGGGCGGTGATGGCATTCCTGTTATGACACAGTCCGTTACGCTGTTCTTGTCTCCCGAAATCAATATACCTGCAGGCGCTGATGTTGACGTGGTACGGCAAGGGCGGCATCTGCATTTTAAATCTGCAGGTGTATCTGCCGTCTATGATAATCATCAGGAAATCAGCCTGGAACACCGGGAGGTGCACAATGGCTGATGTAATTGTAGATTTCAGAGGCTTTGAAGAACTGCAGAAACGAATTGCTGAATTGAATAGTTCTGCAATGGAAGAAGCCAAGCGGCAAAGTATGAAAGAGATGGCAGCCGTGTATCTTGCTGAGGCGAAAAGGAATACCCCGACGAGAGGGGTTCAAACCGTTGAAAGAAACGGCGTGACAATCACAACTAATTCCGAACATATGAAACGTTCGTGGAATGCCGGAGCGGTTGAGCAGAATGGCAGGGAATATAAAGTTAAAGTATTCAATACGGCATCTTATGCTTCTTATGTTAATGATGGACACCGGCAACAGCCGGGAAGGTATGTTCCTATTCTTGGTAAACGATTGGTGGGAAACTGGGTAGACGGATTGAACATGGCGGAAAAGGCGGAGAAAGAAACGGAACGGCAATCTAAAAATATTTTGCGCCGAAATATAAACCGGGTGTTATTGAGGTACAGTACATGACAATAATTAATGAGGTAATCAAAGGCATCGCATCAAAACTGCATAAGCTGACTAAATATCCCGTGTATGTGGACGTAAAAAAGAATCATGTCGTATTTCCGTGCTTTTATCTGAAGCAGTTAGACCAGTCACAGGAACTGTCTGTCGGTAACCGTTACTGGCAGGAGCATAGCTTTGATATCTGGTTTATGCCGAATGCGGCCGATGAAGTTTCAGATGTCCGGGAAGAAATCCACAAGATGGCAGAAGCATTCTTTGTAGAGCTGGAGTATATTACTCTTTCGGATGGTTCTGTCATCAGGGGAACGGACATGCATTACCGCACGACTGACGGCGCACTCCACTTCTTTGTTTCTTATAATCTATTTATTTTAAAAGAACAGGAAAAAGCAGAAAAAATGCAGAGTTTAAAAACGGAAGGAGCCATAAAAAATGGCAATTAAAAAAGAAGAACAGGCAGCGTCCGAGGAGCGTTTCGATGGCGTAACAATTGTTAAATCAGCCAAGTACAAACGCTATGCGGACATTTTGACACATTTACTTAACGAAGGAGAACAGTATACGCATTCCCAGATTGATGAATTACTGAAAGATGCGTTAAATCAGCCTGTCAAACAGGATATTAACTAAAGGAGGTAACTTATGGCATTAGGTGGCGGTACCTGGCTTTTCCAAAATAAGAAATTGCCCGGTACATATATCAATTTCATTTCAAAAGACCGTCCGATGACGGATATCGCCGACCGCGGCTATGCGGCAATGGCGCTTGATCTGGATTGGGGCGTAAGCGGAGCTGTTTTCCGTGTGGAAGCAGAAGATTTCCAGAAAAACTGTCAGAAGATTTTCGGCTATGATTACGGCCACGATAAAATGAAGCCTTTGCGCGATTTGTTTATCAATCTGAAGACAGGGTATTTCTACCGTCTGAACAGCAGCGGAGAGAAAGCAAAGAATACACTGGCAACGGCAAAATATGCGGGAACCAGAGGGAATAGTTTATCTACTGCGGTACAGGGCGACCCGGATAACAGCGGAAAGTTCATCGTGTATACGTATCTTACAACAGACGGGCTGTTGAAAATGATAGATAAACAGTCCAACGTCAGCAAAGGCGCGGATTTGCAGGATAATGATTTTGTCGTATTCAGCAAAACTGCGACACTTACTGTAAAAGCGGCGGAACCACTGACTGGGGGTACGAACGGAACAGCGGTTACTGTTTCTGAGTATCAGTCTTTTATTGAGCATATAGAGCCGTATTATTTTAATATTTTAGGATATGCGGGTTCTGATGAGACAGTACAGTCTTTGCTGATTAATTTCACAAAGCGCTGCCGTGAAAACACGGGCTCAAAATTCCAGCTTGTTATTTACGGCAAGACTAAGGTTAATTATCCCGGCGTTATTTCTATTAAGAATGACGTGACGGATACGGGTGCAGAAAAGGGATCCTTAGTATACTGGCTCACTGGGAAAGAAGCGGCATGCGCAATCAATGCAAGCTGCACGAACGCAATCTATGACGGAGAATATACGGTCAATACAAACTTCAAGCAGTATGAGCTTGAACAGGCGGTCAGCGATGGCATGTTCATGTTCCATAATGTCTCCGATTCGGTATCCGGCAATGTATTAGGCGATACCCGTGTTCTGACGGATATTAATACTTTCACGGAAGTAACCAAAGCAATGAACAAAGATTTTACGCTGAATCAGGTAATCCGCGTGCTGGATAATGCGGCAATTGACATTGCCCGACTGTTTAATCGGATTTATCTCGGAAAGGTGCAGAATGATGCGGACGGGCGAATTTCTTTGTGGAAAGACGGCATTGCGTTGTTTGAAGAATACCAGCGTGTCAGGGCGATTCAGAACTTTGTGGATGATGACTTGCCTGTACCCACGCAGGGCGAAGAGAAAACCGCCGTTCTGTGGACATTTGAAATCCAGCCGACGGCGTGTATGGAAAAATTATATTGTACCGTGGTGGTAGCGTGAGAAAGGAGAATAAAGTATGGCAGATGAAATCAGTGCAATCCGTACGATGATTGCCAAAGATGTTATTTCGGCAAAGCTGGCCAGCGCCTATGTGACGGTAGATGGAAATAGATACTTGCTGTTCCAGGCAAAAAGCCTTGAGGCAACGATAGAAAAAGAAAAAGAAGAGGTTGCTATTTTAGGGCGTTTGATGAAAGGGAATAAGTCGGTGTCCGCTAAGGGAAGCGGTACATTGACAATTTATAAAAACACTTCCCTTTTTGAAAATATGCTGTTGAAGTATATTAACCAAGGTGTTGATACCTATTTCGATTTACAAGTTGTTAACAACGACCCGACCAGCGAAGCCGGAAAACACACCGTCATTTTGACCGGATGTAATATTGATAAAGGTACCGTTGCAGGTTTTGATGCAGAAGGCAAGTGGCTTGAAGATGAAATTTCATTTACTTTTGAGGGAATCAAGGTTCCTGAAAAATTTAAAGAACTTGACGGAATGAAAGCGTAATGGTGGCGGGGTTTTCCCCGCCTGTTCTTTTGTGAAAGGAAAAATAAATGGCAGAAAATAATGAAAGAAAAAAAGCATTAGATGTTGCATTAAGCCAAATAGAAAAACAATTTGGAAAAGGCTCAGTAATGAGACTTGGAGATTATAAAGCAATGGAAATAGAATCAATTCCAACTGGTTCACTAAGCCTAGACATAGCTTTAGGAATAG